GCGGCACGGTCTAAGGTTGATTGAATTAGAGATGTCTTTGTTTCGCGCTTCTCTCTTAGAGAAGTAAGAAATGTATTTGACATAGTTCTCCTATTAGTAGTTTTTGTAGTGAGAAGGTGTGACGCGCCAATATTCGGGGTCAGGTGTTCTACGACTTGTGCTGATTATATCTCTTTTTTTAATTTTTTTAGTATTTCCAACGCCGTGTTAAATCTTGTTTTTTCTTCAACTACTTCATTGGTTTCATTTCGGTTTTCACCGTATTCTGAAATGTTTATTGCGGTTAGTTGATCATCTGCCTGAGCTTGGGTTTTGTGGCAACCCATTAACTCATTAGTATCAGTTTTTACAACCGCATACCCTTCACAATCCGGATGGCTACTTACTACGCTGTATGGCATCTAATATCTTCCTTGCTTCATCTAATCTAGGGGTTAATTTTGGTTGGCCTTCACGCATACCAGTAATGCTTGCCATTTCACCATAAGCACCAAAGGTAACAAGTGATACTTCTGCCAAATGAGCTTTTAATCTTTCCATTACACCATCAGGCCTTTTCTTGTTTTTGATTGGCATAAATCCAACACTTAATTGATCTAGTGCGCCATCTTTAACTAATTCTAATGCTTCATCACCTTCACGCGTTTTTGAAATTTTAAATTCAGCATAAAGCCCATCATCTGTTTCTTTTAACAATGTGGCGCGGCCTAACACATTATTTTCGCCATGACCCCTAAGAAGTTTAACGCGGTGCGGTGCTTTAATAACTTCTGAAAAAACACCTTTTCTAAAAACTTCAACCATAGTGCTAGTTATGCGTTGTTCTTTGTTGTATGGCACGGCAATGCCAAAAATGGTGCGGCCATCACTGTTGGCACGCAACTCTAAATTTACAGAGTAATTTCTGTTTTCCATTTTTTCTTCAGACATAGTTATTATCCTCTACTGTATCTTCAACATCATCTTGTAATGAAGTTTCAACTTCAGGGTTCATATCTTCTTCGTGATCCATGGGATCAAGGTTTTCATAATTTCTTACTTCATCAACAGTTAAAAATCCATTAGATAAAGCTACTGCATAAGCATCATATCTACTTGCCGTATCAGTTTTTAATAGTGATTCATATTCAAATGCCGCAACCTGACCCCGAACAAGTAAATCAGAAAATGCCGCTTCTATTCTTTCGGCTATTGGTTGGATTGACCATTTGACCAATTGTAAATTTTCTTGTTCAACATTTGAATAAGTACGGCTTGAATTAGGTGAACCTAAAAAGTAAGGCGGCAACCCTAGGATGTTGGCCGCCTCGGTTAATCCGGCTGTTTGTGCCTCAACTAATTGAGATTCAGCCGCGTTGCTACTTAACACTTCAAAGTCAGTAGATGAGTTCATAACCACAGGTGATCTGTTGCGTGATGAATACATTGCCATCCACGCGCTCTTTAACGCATCCGCTTCTTCTTGTGTTAAATCCGGATTAGCCGATTTGATAACAGCAGTAGGATTTACGCCACCATCAAAATATCTTGCGGCGTATTCATTGATTGCAATTTCTTTACCTAATGCTTGTTTGGCAACGGCAAGAATACCTTTACCTACCAAATCACCAGGCATTGTAAAATTTTTAATGTGCATAATTTCTGATTGATCATAAGATTTTTCATCAATCTTGTAAATAACACGGCCATTCTCTTTTGCTACTTGCACGCGGTCAGGTGATACAGGATAAATTGAATCAGGTAATCCATTAGCACCCGGTTCACCTAACACTGCAATATAATTACCATGAACAATTAAAGCGGCGGCCATTGCGCTAATTGTTTCCATTCTTGTTTCATTTGGCACTGGGCGCATCAATATTTGTGGTGTTGGCACTACCTTGCGTTTGTTACGGTATGCGCAAAGTGGTAAAGCACCAATAGCATCACTAATTAAAGTTATACCGCGATAGATTGCAGGTATGCCTAATGCAGTATTTTGATCTACATAAGTACCAGCCCAATTGCCTTCAAAGAATCTACCAACGCGACCTAATGAATCAATATAACCCTGTGATGTATAAACCATAGAAGGTTGTATTTGTCTTTTGAGCAATCGGCCTAACATTATTTACCTCTGTTTTCCAAAGCAATTCCAAATAAAATTAAAAATGCACCCGATAATGTTACCGCTATTAAAGGGTTAATTGTTGCGACACCTGCAATTATTATTAAACAACCTGTAACCTGTAAAACTGATGGTATGTATTTCATTAGTAGATTTTACTCCTTGCAACGGGCTGATCTTCTATTTTTGTTACTACACCATAGCGTGCCAGCGTAACCGCTACAAGTGGCGTGATGTTAGTTGTACTTTGGCGATTCCATGCCCAGGAATCACCCAATGGCCGTTTAGTTGAACCCATAATGGCTGTCTTTAAATTAGGATCATCTAAATGGCATATAGTTTTAGCTTGTACTGCATCATAAAATGAACCACAGGCCATAGCGTAATCACGCAAATAAATAGACATAACGCCTATATTTTCCTTTTCCAACTCAGCTATAAGTGATGCCGCCGGTGATCCAGTGTCAATTACCACTTTTGTGTTATATCTCTTACATAATTCAACTAAGCGTGGCAATACCCATGATGTACCTTCTTTACACTCAATTAACTCAACCGGCGTAAAACCTCTTACTAAACCTGATGCACCAATAGAAGCCTTGTCACGCTCACGCGATATATCCACGCCAAACACAATCTCATTGCCTACTGCAATATCTGTTCTAGCCAAAGAATCCCACAATTCAGTATTGATCACTTGTACTGCATCCCTAGATGGCCAAACATTCAACCATTCCTTTGTAAATATCTCAGGGCTGTTAGTTGTTGCCGCTTCTTTGACCGCATCTAGCAATACGCCTTTTTCTTCATGCAGTGAAGGTATGGCCTGATACCAAACTTCTTGATCCATGTAGTCAAACTCATCTGATGATGGACACCATTCAAACCATGCAAGTTTGTTTTGGGGTTCAGCTATTTCACGGTGGCCTATTTCCCGATAATGTTCTAATAACTCAGATTCTCCTGGCCTGCCAGCATTAGACAAAATCCACAATTGGCCATTGCGCTTTGTTGCAAGTGTTGGCTGTAAGTTAGCAATAAGTGATAGTGGATGGGTCAATGCTTCATCAATAACCATCAAATTTAAACTAAGGCCGCGTGCGCCTTTATCGTTAGGTGTAACAATTCCATAAGTTGAGCCATTACGCATGTATATCTTTTCACTGCCATTAACCCTAGATACCCTAGCAATGCGTTTTGCAAACTTAGGCGACAATTGAAAACTTAGTAAATGTTCTTCCCATTTACTTTTAGCCATATTGCGATCCTGGGCGGTATAGGCAACATGTCTTTTAGGTTGCAATAATTCATAAGCAATACGCGTTTCAATAAGTTTGCTTTTTCCGTTTTGGCGGCCTACCTGGGCGCATACTGATCTGTACTTGTACAAACCGGTTGCATCTTTTTCTAAACCAACATCTGCCACATAGCGTTGCCAATCAAATAAATCAAAACCTAATAATTTTGCTACTTGGGCTAATTTGTCACCATCTGTTTCACATGCTTGATCTCTTAGTGATGCCCATCTAGGCGTACATAAGGATTTATTCAAATATGTCATCCTCATCAGGCAATGCACATGAATCCCATATTTCGCGTAACTCTTTAGATATGGATGGGATGGTGTGACCACCTTTACCGGATTCTTCTATGCGATCCCAAGCGCGTGCAAGGCCTAGTAGCATTTCACGCTTAACAGTATCAATGTCATTGCGGCTAGTAATAGCCTTAACCATTGCCGTGGTGTGCCTGCCTAGCTTCTTTTTAGGCTTACCACTTGCGACTATTTTTAATTTGTTTGCGTTTTGCATTTCCATATTTAGCCCCCCTTGAATAGTTACAACTTGCACATGATGGCCTTAATGAACCCACCCAAAGTTCCGGTGACGGAAAGGAATCAATGGGTGGTTCATGGTCTAGCGTGGTTGCGACAGCCTTTTTACAGTAAAAACATTTCGGCTGTTGAGCCAAAACAATTTCTCTGATTTTCTTGTATTCCGCGTTGTATTTCCTGCTTTTTAAAGTTTTCATTTTAAATTTTGTTTTTTTCTAAACAGTTTCGGATGCGCCGGGGAGAGAGAAAAACCGAACGGCGGCGTATTATAGCCACGCTCAAAATGGGAAAAAACACGCTCATTATTTAATCTACCTTGCTAACTAAGATAGACACATTGGTGCTACCAGTACCAGTAATTGCCCAAAGTTCTTCGCCATCTTGCAAATCCAAAGTAAGTTTGTCATTGTTATCCAACTTCAAACCATTGCTACTAGTAACCCCGGCGTTGCCCACATATACCGTACCGGATTCACAATGCAACCTAACATGTCTTGATACATTATCTACATCAATTACTTTTACTCTAGTTGTTGTTACTGCTACTTGACTTGTTATTATCGCCATGTATTTCATCCTGACTCTGTAGTCTTGCACGCCTAAACCTTGCAAAGTCTTGGTGTTGTTTAATGCCTACCCAATTCTTTCTTTGATGCTCCATCTGTACACCTGTGTGTGCATAGATCTTATAGCCAAAGCTCTTAGCTCTCAGACACCAAAGTAGATCCTCACCTATCCACTCTTTGTGCAGTGGCATATCCTGGTAATAGCACCATTTGTCCCCTTGGTGTATTTGATCAGCTTCTTTTCTAAACCGATCAAAGACGGATCTATGTACCAGGATTGCTCCTGTCCCAGCTGCATCAACCTCTA